TATAAGTGCAAACTATATCCAAGAACAAGATATAAAATCACACACCATTATCGAATTAAATGATGAAATATATGAAAAGGCAGTTAAGTGGGCAAAAGACAAACCAAATACAAAAATAGTTTCGGGTGATTGGAAAACCATAGAACTTGACGAAAAGTTTGACGCCATATTTTTTGACGCTTATGTTCAAGACAAATTATATATGTTGTTTCCAATACACATACTGAAGTTTTGTAAAGTAGGAACTATATTAACTTTCTTTAATCATTTATGGAAACGAACTACATCTTGGTCAAAAGACTTTTTTACAGACGAGATAAAGTTTTATGAAATAGACGGACGAGTTCCAAAAGATAAACAAAATGGCTATGTTGAGGAACACGATATTTATCATTTGCCAGAATGGATAATTAGAGAACAAGATACAGAGGAAAAGTATAGAAAATGTATTACAAGATAGATTTAAGTAATTATGAACCACGAAAGGTTCCAAAGTATCAAGAGTTTACTAACTACAATGATATTAAATGGGCACAAATTGAGATGATATCTGAAGAGTTAGATAACTTTAAAGATTCATTTGGTAAACCTTGGAAAGAGTGGACACTTACAGACTTACGAGATAGACTAAAAGATGGGTGGACATTTTATTTAGTTGAGGGTGGTTGGTGTTTTATTGATTGGAATAGAAAATATCCTTATTTATGTAATCGTTATGTAATGCCAGAACATAGAAATAAAGGATTGGGTAGTGATTTAGTATGGTTGAGATGTAATGAAATTAAACAACAAGGATACAAAACTGCTATGATTAAGTTAGAGGATTGGAATAAACCAGCACTATCGGTTATGAAAGAAAATATCTTTACTAAAATGGACTAAGTAGATATTTATTCTTAGGAGAAAATTATGTCAGTTCAAACAAAAGTAGAAAATTATTTAAATTACATTACAGGAAGTGGTGGTGGTTGGCCATCAAATACTAATATTGGTATTATGGCAGGTATAGATTATATCAAAGAGGAAACCACCAACAATATATACTTTCACGAAATGAATACTGCTTGTGGAGTTTATGGTTCATATGCCACACAAATGTCAGTATTTAATAAAATATCCGATTATGTAAATGAACAAGGTTGTTCAACTGCATATGTTTATGGACAAAATGATGTCAGAAAAAAGAATCCATCTACAATTCAACAACCATTAATTAGTGCAAGTTTTGCAAGACATAATATATCAGTAAACTTTGAATACAATGATAACACTTCAATAACTTACTTTTCACAAAGAGGAAATACAGACCATTCAGATAAGTTTCACTTATTTATGCAAACACCTTGGTATAGTGATGATAATTTATTAGAGATTGTAAGTGGTTCATTTAACAAAATAACATTTAGAGGGATATTAAATTCGTCACCAGAAAGTTCAAGTGTAGTCCCACTATTTAATACGAGTTCATTTGTTTCATCAAACCCATATCATCCAGACTTTTTAGTAAAAACACCAACACAAGACGGAACTGCACACGGAGAAACCGGATTAGAGTTTTACAAATATGTTGATTCAAACGATACTTATCAAAATGCAGTTAGTAGTGGTTCTTATCTAATTGAAAAGTTTTTAGTTCCGAGTGGTAGCACATTAAATAATGTTGGGTATTTAATGACAAGAAAAATGAACTATTTAATGACACCAACAAAACAAGTTTTATTAGAAGATAAACAAGAGTTTGCCATAACCGAAGCACCTAAGTTTGTTTTGGATGGAGACGCGTGGCACCCTTCAAATTTTTTAATGTATTCAAGTATTAGTGGTAGTTCAATCGATATGTATGATGGTTCTACTAAACAAGTCCAAGACATCCAGATTGGAGATGTTGTCAAGTCTTATAAGCCGGTTGGTTTACCGGATGAATCTTTTTATAGGGATTGGGAATCTTATTCCACTTCAGACTTGAGTGGTTCAACAGCTTCTGGTTCAGTTGTAATTAGAACATTTAATAATAGTCATTTTGGACATTACTTGGTAAATGGTAATGTAAAGATACCAATAATGAATCAGTCAATGATGAAAGGTTCAAGATATTTTTTAAAACAAGGAGACAATTGGACATTTGCAAAACCATCAGAAATATCAGTAGGAGATTATTTATTTGATAAGAACGGAAATGAAGTTGAAATTACATCGGTTAGTGAGGTAGGTGAAGACAATACATTTTACTCTCTTGATGTAGAAGATATCGATACTTACTTTACTTCAGATGTTTTAGTTCATAATCTTCCACCAAGAAAATGTTTTACAGGTGATACAATGATTACATTAGCAGACGGAACTTATCATAAAATCAAACACATTGAGTTAGGGGCTAAAATAAAAACCTATGATGTTGAGAAAGGTAAATTACAGAATTCAGTAGTCTTAGAGATTGTAAAAGTATTACACGACAATTTGGTAAAATATAAATTTGATGATAACACAGAAATTAAGGCGACTGATGACCACCCATTTTATATCACGAGTGATTCATATATAGATTCAGATTACAGACCATTAGAGGTCGGTGATGAAGTTTTAAATGATGAGTTAAACAAAATTAAAGTAGTTAGTGTTGAAAAAATTGACGGACTTATAGAAACATACAACATTAATAAAACGGATAGTGGTAAAAACTATTTTGTAAATAAGGTTTTAGTATCAGATGAGTCAGAAGACACTTAAAGAAAATAATAACTGGCAGTGGTATATGTCAAGACCAAACTTCTTAACAAACGATGAGTGTGATGAGTTGGTTGAAACAATTAAGAATACTGAGAAAGGTGAACAAGGTTGTTTAGACGACCACATTGGAGACGACCATAATACAGACTTTAGAAATGTAACAGAGTGGTATTTACACAAAGATATGAGAGATTATGTCGTAGGTAATTATAGTTCTTTACAACAAAAATTATTTATTGCAGGTAAAGTTTGTAATCAATTGTCTTGGAACTTTGATATTCAACAAGTTGAGAATAATATTAAAATGATAGAGTATACACCTGGTGATTTTTTTACTTGGCATTCAGACTTTAACAATGGTAAAAGTTCCACAAGAAAACTCGCTATGATTATTCAGTTATCAGACCCAAAAGACTATGAGGGTGGTTCCACACAATTAGCAATCCAAGACCCAAAGACATTAGAATTTTATGAAATGCCAAAAGAAAAAGGAACACTATTAGTATTTTGTCCTTTATTGTTTCATAGAGTTACGCCAGTAGAAAGTGGTGTTAGATATTGTATTCAAGAGTTTATGTTGGGAGACACCTTTGTATAAATATTTATATGCAAATGGGTGTAGTTGGGTTGACGGAGACGAATTACAAGATAGAACTCAACAAAGATTTAGTAAATTATTATCTAATGATTTAAATCTTACAGAAATAAATCAAGCTATTCCAGCTTGTAGTAATGAAACCATAATAAAAAACACTATGGATTGGATTTACAAAAATGAAAAACTTATCAATGAAACAATATTTATTATAGGATTTACAGCAGAAAGTCGTTCTAAGTTTGATTGGGATTTTTATGATATTATTTTGTTTCAAAGATTTTTAGAATCAATTGATGTAAATCACATATTATTTTTTTCATTTGGTAAATCACATAAAGATATTTTTTTAGATAACTTTACTGATAAACCATTTTATGAAGTAGTATCAGAAAATATTAGTAAGATAGAAGATGCTTTTTGTGAAAATGGACATCCGAATGAAGAAAGTCACAAAAAGTTTACAGAATACTTAAAAGGATACATCGATGTATAAACCAATAGATATGGATAGTCTAAAGTTAAATCAAAACTTTAGGTGGATAGTGGAGAAAAAAAACTTTTTCAGTCAAGAAGAATGTGAAGAAATGAAAAAGTATATTGACGAGAACTCTAAAAGGGCGAGAGGACACGTTTCGGATTTAGAGGGAGACTCTATTAATTTCAAATGGGGTAAAAAAGATTGTGTTATGAATATTAGCACAAATGAAAGACAAGATATACTTGATAAATTTTGGACTACAATTAATGTTGCAAATCAACTATATTATCATTATGATATAAAAGGAATTTATCATAATAGAATTCAAGCACATAGATATGATGTTGATGATACTTATAATCCACATTCAGACTTTCATAATTATAATTTATATAGTTCATTAAAACTTACATCAATAGTTTTTCTAAACGACCACACAGAATACGAGGGTGGAGAATTTATGTTGTTTGACGGAACAATTATAGAGCCAGAAGTTGGTAAGTTAGTCATACATCCGGCATTTGCAGGACACGGAGTGGCTCCAATAACCAAAGGACATAGATACTCTTGTGTTTGTTGGGCAGTAGGGGACACCTTCGTATGATACAAAATGACAACTTTAAATTCGTAGTTCATAGAGAGAACTTTTTATCAGTTAGTCAATGCCAGAAGCTAATGAGATACTTAGAAACAGGTGAACCAACTGAGTCAGAACTCGCAGGTAATTATGACGAGAATATTCTGAACAAAGAGGTTCGTGATAATAAAGAGGTAGTGATTAATAACAAACAATTAAATGACAAACTACAAATGGTATTTGAATTGTCTAATCAATCTATTTGGAAATACAATATACAAGAAATGGAAAGGGTAAAAATACTAAGATATGAAAATGGTGGTAAATACAAGTGGCATACTGATTGTGGTTCAAAAGAAACTTCATTAAGAAAACTAACCGCTATTGTTCAACTATCAGATGAAACAAAATATGAGGGTGGTAATTTAGAATTTGGTATCACGGATGAGTCGGGTAAAAATAATTACACTGCACCAAAAACACGAGGAAGTATTATAGTCTTCCCATCATTCTTATCACATAGAGTTACACCAATCACAAAAGGAAAAAGATATTCATTGATAACTTGGATGTTAGGAGATTGTTTTGTATGAAAACAAAAATAGCACTTGTAATTTGTCCACAATGGTCAATTGAAACACCTTCTTACGCTTTAGGAAATCTTAAATCACATATCGATAGTTCAGATATCGAAGTAAAACAATTCGATTTGAATATGGGTAGTTATCACTACATCAAATCTACTGAACACTTTCATACTTTTATGGATTGGGGAAATGATATCCCTTGGAATGTAGAGTATAATGTCAAAAAAAATGTAATGCCATTCTTTGAAGAGTATTGGGAACCAATCATAGAGGAGTTATCAACATTTGACATAGTGACTTTTACTACATACACATCCAATATCACAATTACAGATTATTTTGCAAGATATATAAAACAAAAAAATCCAAAGATACAGATTTGGTATGGAGGCCCTTACTCTTGGTATGCTGAGTGTGCGGGTTTAGTGTCTAAAGGATACTATAAAGAGTTTGTAGACGCGACAACAGACGCAAACGAAGGAGAACAAGTCATTTCAAATTTAGTAAGTAATTATTTGAAAGACGGACATTATGAAAATGTAAAGGGTATTTGGAGATGGGATAAACAAACACCGAGTTATCCAACTGCATTACCAAAGGGTCGTAGTGGTAGAAAACCAATATTTAATGGTAATATTCCACCATCAAATCTTAACAAAGTAAAAAGTCCAAGTTGGGATAAAGAAATAATAGATGTGTATAAAGAAGTAGCAGAGAGTGAAAATATGTATCCAAAAGTTCCTATTCAGGGTTCAAGAGGGTGCACCTTTAAATGCACCTTTTGTCAAGAAACAAGAAGGTATAGATTTAAAGACTTTGATAATATTGTAGATGATATGAAACAAGTCGTTAGAGAGACGGGTGTCACTGGTTTTTGGTTTACTGATTCATTGGTTAATGGTTCTATGTCTCAATTTACTAAATTTGTTGATAGATTAGAATATGAAAAAAATCATAATGATTTCAATATAACTTGGGGTGGTTATTTTAGAACACATAAAAAACTTGACGGAGAATTATTAGAGAAGGCAGTATACACTGGCTTAGATTATATGAATGTCGGAACAGAAAATGGAACAAATAAGATTCTGGCATTGATGGAAAAAGGACAAACTTCTGATGATGTTAGTCATTTTTTAAAGTCAGCATATAAAGCAAAAGCAATGTTTAACGCTAATTGGATACCAGGATTTCCAAAAGAAAACTATATGGACTTTATGATACAATTAAAATTTTTATATGATAATAGAAAGTATTTTGAAAACAATGGTTTGGTAAACCTAATGAGGTCTACTGATATGTTAAACAATACACCATTAGAAGTTTATCGTGATAAGTTTGATATATCTACTGATAACAAGTTATTTAATACTTGGGTGAGTGATGATAAAAGAAACTTTTTAGCAATCAGATATCTAAGGTCAAATTGTATTGAAGCTCTCTTAAATTGTATGGGTTTTACTAAGGACGCAGAGGGAAATGAAAAAGGATATTATCACATTGTAAAAGATAAAAAGTATGGTGGAACACCACCTTATTATAGAGCAAGAGTTTTTGCAGACAAATTGTTTATAAAAAAGAATACTGCTAAACTAAGAAAAAGTGTCGATGATATATTTTTAAACTCAAGTTATTTAGAGTATGAAAAAAGTGAAAACATAAATGACATCTTAAAAGAAGAATTGAATCAAACATACAAAACTTTTGTTTGGACAATTTTTAATTTATGTGAAAGTTCAGACATAGAATTTAGTTCATTTGATAAATTTGCAGGTTATAATATCAAGAACTCATATCTAAAATATGAGATAAAACTCAAAACAGATGAAGATAATATTTTGTCTTCGTTTAAGTATGAATTACACATTGATAAAAGAGATAAAAAATTGAACGATGAAACAGACAATTCAGACATACACATTAATGAAGAATTAAATCTAAATTTAGTTGGTAAAAAGATACCAAAAGAAAAGAGTAAAAAAGTAAAAGAGGACTATTTAGATAGTAATAACTTTTACAAACATAAACTTAGTTTACCAAGAACGCAAATGACAAATCTATACTAAAAAAAATACATTTTCAGATTATTAAAAGATACTTATTTGTATCTAAGGTTATTCACTATGAAAACAAAATCACTATTTGACCATATAAAACAAATTACTAATGTTCAGAACCAATTGTATTGGGATAACATTACAGACGCAGACAAGAAAACTTGGTCTAATTATATGGTGCATAGATTTTTATCAATGAAAACCGAATGGATAGAAGTTGTAAATGAAATACAACAATATTGGGAATTGAAACCGAAATCAGTTTACCAATTCTACACAAATATACTACCAAGAGGAAATACATATTTAAGATATACTAAATCTAAAAAGAAATCCAAGATAGAAAAGTGGGCTATGGATATATTATGTGATTACTTTCAAGAAAGTTCAGAAAATATTGAAAAAACACTTGACATTATGGGTAAAGATGTTGTATATTCAATTATATCAAAGTATGGTGTAGATGAAAAACAACTAAAAAAAATATGGAGTAAGTAATGATTAAAGACACACCTACAAAAGAACAAGTAGAGGCAGTAGATACACAAGATGTCGTAAGATATATGGAGAGAACTTATCCTGAAATGACAGGTGAGTTTCTAAAAATACAATCAGAACAATATGAATTGTTTTGTAGAAAACAATATGATTATGGCCCACAGAATATTGCAGTGGGGACGATTCTAAAAACTAAAGAAGATGTCAAGTTATCATTGTTGGGTATTTGGTTCAGAATGAATGACAAGATAGAAAGACTAAAAACATTATTGATGAGAAACGGAGAGAATTCAGTTGAGGGAGAACCCGTAACTGATAGTTTTTCAGATGTATCAAATTATGGAGTTATGGCACAAGTAGTGGCGAGAGGTAAATGGGCAAAATGAGTAAACAATATACAATGAAATGTAGAGCAGGAGAATATTATTCAGAAGGATATTTCCAATTAGGTTGGGAGATATTCAAACATAGATGTTGGCATTTATGGAACCACGGTAAATGGATGGATTAGTGGGTAAGATAAGTTATAGTCAGTTCGCAATGTGGGACAAATGTCCTTACACTTGGAAAGCAAATTATGTGGATAAAGCAGAGACTTTCAAGGGTAATATTTACACCTTGTTCGGTAGTGCTATTCACGAAACTATTCAAGCATATTTAGTTTGTTATTATGAACGAACAATCAAAGAAGCTGATGAATTACCATTACACGATATTTTGATTTATCGTATGAAAGAATTATATAAAGAATCCAAAGAAAGATATGGTGATGAGTTTGAAGTAGACCAAAAAGAAATGATTGAGTTCACTAATGACGGATTTGCTATCATTGATGAGTTCTTAAAAAGAAAAGGTAGTCATTTCAAAAAGAAAGATACAGAGTTAGTTGGTATCGAGATGAATCTAAATTACGACTTACCAAAAGATATGAAGTTTGTTGGTTATATGGATGTTGTTCTACACGACAAGAAAACAGGTAGAATGAAAATCATTGATATCAAATCATCTACTATGGGGTGGAACAAATATATGAAAGCCGACAAGAACAAAACTAATCAGTTATTGTTATATAAATACTTTATGGCAAAACAATTAGATATATCGATAGATAAAATAGATATTGAATACTTAATATTAAAGAGAAGATTGTATGAAAATATGATGTATCCACAAAAAAGAATTCAGGCGTTCTCGCCAGCAAGTGGAAAACCAAGTGTTAACAAAGTTATGAAAAGGTTAGATGAATTTATCAATGAGTGTTATGATGACAAAGGTAAAATCATACCTAACGAATATGAAAAATGTGAGAAACACTTAAAGTGTAGAATGTGTAAGGATTTATAATGATTGTGCCAGTATTAAGATTAAAGTTATCAGACTTTTTAGGAACAGACTATGAGAAAGAAGTTCTTGATAAACTTAGAGAGATAAACAATAAAGACTATATGCCACCATTTGAAATATATTTGTGGTATGATAGAGATAATGACAAAGTTGATTTAAGTAGATTAAAAGATTTTATTGTTGATTGGGAAAGTAAAGGAGATTTCAAAAGTAGAACCATTATAGTTCCTGAATTCTTTGATAGACCAGTTGACTTTATTTGGTATGATATAATACCAAGAGAGGTGTATGATAATCATCATATACAATATTCAAGATTTAGTTGGGTATACTCAAATGCAGAAACTGGCATTTTAGAGGGTTTAAAAGAATATATAAAAACCTTCGAGTTTATAATAACGGACAGACTACCGAGAAAACAAAAGAGAAACGACTATGAAAATAGCAATCATAGGAAGTAGAACTTATACCAACAAAACAAAAATGAAAAACTTTATGTTCAGATTAAAAATGGAACATACAGATGTGGAGGTAGTTAGTGGTGGTGCCAAAGACGGAGCAGATAAATACGCGAAGAAATTTGCATTAGAATTTAAAATACCTTATAGTGAGTTTCCACCACAACATCAACCACACAATATGCATTGTGTAATGGAGGCATATAATTACGGAAAACCTTACAATGTAGGTTATTATCACAAAAGAAATAAAGATTTAGTAAAATATTCAGATAAAGTTGTGGCATTTTGTAAAGACGGAAACATAACTAACGGAACAAAGTCAGCATTAGAATATTGTAAAAAAATAGATAAAAAGTTTGTTATTTTAAGTTAAAGTTGATATTTATATATACATATATACAAGGACAATATGAAAGAAGAAAAATTAACATCAGTAAAAGTCATTGACGAACTCTATAAAAAGTTTAGAGAGAAATCTATTCGTGATGACTTTTCATTACAGAAATTAGTAAATCGTAGTTTGGATTTATTTGTTCACGATAAAGATTTCGCAAAAACAATTGTTGAATACGAAAACTTAGAAGAGAGTGGTTCAAAATACTAACAAATAAAAAAGGGTTGTATGTCAGAATTAAAGTTACCAAAATTAAAAAAAGTAGAAGATATTGAATTTAAAAAAAGTGATAAGAAAAAGATATTACTATTATCAGATGATTTAAGAATGTCAAGTGGCGTCGGAACAATGTCAAGAGAAATTGTTATGGGAACTCTTGATACATTTGATTGGGTTCAAGTCGGTGGTGCTATCAAACATCCTGATAACGGTAAAATAGTTGATATGAACCAAAGTGTTAGAGAAGAAACAGGTATTGAGGACGCTAATTTAAAAATTTATCCAGTAGATGGCTATGGAAGTCCAGAACTACTTAGACATTTACTATCAGTAGAAAAGCCGGACGCAATCTTACACTACACAGACCCAAGATTTTGGGGTTGGTTGTATCAAATGGAACACGAAGTAAGACAAAATGTTCCTATATACTATTACAATATATGGGATGACTTACCTTATCCAAGGTGGAACGAACCATACTATGAAAGTTGTGATTTGATTATGAATATTTCAAAACAAACACACAACATAGTTCAAAATGTATGTCAAGACAGACCAAGAACAGATTGGGATTCTACTTATGTTCCACACGGAATCAATGAGAAGTATTTTTATCCCGTAAAGAATGAAAAAGAAAGATTACAAATGAATAAGATGAAATCTGAATTATTTCAAGGACAAGATATTGAGTTTTGTTTGTTTTATAATAATAGAAATATCAGAAGAAAAATGACTTCCGATACGATTATGGCTTTCAAAACATTTGCAGACAAACTTCCAAAAGAAAAAAGAGATAAAGTTGCATTTGTTCTACATACTCAACCAATTGACCCAAATGGAACAGATTTACCAGCGGTTGTTCAAGAGTTGTGTCCTGATTTGAATATCATTTTTTCAACTGAAAAACTATCTAATGAACATTTGAATTACTTATACAACATTGTTGATGTTACGATTAACATCGCATCAAATGAAGGATTTGGATTAGGAACTTGTGAATCTCTAATGTGTGGGACACCAATCATTGTTAATGTTACAGGTGGATTACAAGACCAATGTGGATTCAAGATAGGAGATGAGTATTTAACTTATAAAGATTATGGTAAGATTGAATCTCTACATAATTGGAGAGATTGGGAAAACAACGAAGACTTAACTTACGGCGAGTGGGTAAAACCAATATGGCCAAGAACTCGTTCAATGATGGGTTCACCACCAACACCATATATTATGGATGATAGATGTGATTGGTTTGAAGTCGCAGATAAAATTCAAGAGTGGTATGATATGTCAAAAGAGGAAAGAGATGAGTGTGGGTTCAAAGGACACGAGTGGGTTTGTGGAGATGACTCTATGATGACGGCTCGTTGGATGTGTAAAAACTTTACAGACCATATGAACACTGCATTTGATAAATGGGAACCAAGAAAACCATATGAGGTATTTAAATTATGAGTAAACCAACAATATTAGTAACTGCACCCGTAACAACAAGAAGTGGATATGGAAACCACTCACGAGATATTTGTAGAGCATTAATTGAATCAGATAAGTATGATGTTAAGATTAATCCTTGTCGTTGGGGAACAACACCTATGAACGCATTAGAAAAAGATAATCCACATCATCAGAAGATAAATGAAAGACTACTAAAGACACCAAATTTATCAGAACAACCTGATTTACACATTCACATTGTAATTCCAAATGAATTCCAACCAATAGGTAAAAAAAATATAGGCATTACAGCCGGTATTGAACACACTCTACCACCAGCAGAGTGGATTATGGGAGTGAATCGTATGGACTTAACAATATGCACATCAGAGTTTTCAAAACAAGGATTTGTATCAACTTCATATGACCAAATTGATAACAACACAAATAAGGTAATGGGGGTTGTAAAGACTGAAAAGCCACTTGAAGTATTATTTGAAGGAGCAGACCCTGAAATATACAAAGAAACTAAAGAATTTTCTAAACAATTATTGGATGAATTTGAACAAATTGAAGAAGACTTTTGTTTCTTATTTGTAGGACATTGGTTAAGTGGTGGTCTTGGTGAAGACAGAAAAGATGTAGGTATGATGTTAAAAGTTTTTTATGAAGTATTTAAGAACAAGAAGAATCCACCAGCATTAATTATGAAAACAAGTAGTGCTGATTTTTCAATCATTGATAGAAGAACAATGATAGAAAGAATAGAAACTATCAAAAACTCTATCAAAGCAGATACTCTACCAAATGTATATTTATTACACGGAGACTTATCTGATGAAGAGATGAATGATATGTATAATCACCCAAAAGTAAAAGCTCATTTGACATTTACACACGGAGAGGGATTTGGAAGACCATTGTTAGAAGCAACATTTAGTGGTAAACCAGTCATAGCACCTATCTCAACAGGTCAAGCAGATTTCTTAGATAAAGATTATAGTGTTGAGATACCACACACGATGGCAAAAGTTCCACCATCTGCATTTCCAAAAGAGTATCAAAATCCAGAAGCACAATGGGCTAATGTAAATTATGGAATGGCTTCTAAAATTATAAAAGATGTCTTTGAAAATTATAGTAAGTATCAGTTGAAAGCCAAAAAGCAGATGATTGTAAATACTGATATGTTCTCTCACGAAGCTATGAAGGAAAAGTTAGAGAAAATAGTTGATAAAATATTAGAGTCAATTCCACAAAAAGTTCAATTAACTTTACCAAAACTCGGGCAAGACAATGCACTAAGTAGGATTGGTAAAAAGAAAAGTGTAGAAAAGGTAGAAGATATAAAACTACCAAAATTAAAAAAAGGATAGTATGGCAGAAATAAAAATAACTTGTCCAAATTGTTTTAATGATGAAAAATGTTTTGAGGACAAATTGGAAATAGAAGAGTTTAGTTCTTTTATGTGTTTTAATTGTGGTTTCACAAGTAATTCACTATACAAAAATGATTCAGATAGTCTAAAGAAAGTTCAAGAATCATCAACAGAACTAATGAATGAAATCAGTATGTATGATTATGATAGAAAAATACATTGGTTTCCTTCTATTTTGAATATGGGTAAATTGGGAATCATATATCCCGAAGGAACAAAAGATAATTGGGTATGGAAATTTGCAGGTGTGAGAAAGTTATCACCAAAAGAAAGAAAAGACCCACAATACAATGGGCATGAACATACATTAGATATGAAAAATGCCAGAGAGTATGGACAATATGAATTTCAACAAGCTTGTCAAGATATGGGAATCATTAGAGATTTAGATAAATGAAAAACACAACTTGGACAAAAGTAGAATCAGGACAAATAGTTTCATTTTTATACAGAAGTAAAAACTCAACCAAAACTGAAAAAAGAACGGTGTTGTGTATAGACCCATCATATACTTACAGAAAAAAGTCTACTGGTAGAAATGTTAAATTATTTGTAGGATTACAATTAGAAACAACTTTAAGAGGCCCAATTAATTCAGCAAAATTAGATAAGGTGATTAGACTACTTGGTGGTGTAAGACTTGATGACGGAGCAGTTGAGGTAGGAAATTTTACTGGTAGAGAGAGAATGCAAGATACTGATACAGAAAACCTTTTAGAAAAAGTAAGGGGACTAAGAAAATTTATACAAAAGAATGATGTATTTAGAACATACTTTTTACGAGAGTGTAGAAAAAGAAGAGTATTTTTAGTTGATGATTACCAAAGACTACCAAAAAAGCATACAGACAAGATAATACTTGAACAAAATTTGGAGAAATTAATAAATGAAAATTAGTTATGGTATAACGGTTTATAATGAACATAAGGAAATAGATAATTTATTATTTCATCTATCTAAACACATTAGAGAAGAAGATGAAGTGGTGGTTACACAAGATATATCAAAAATAGGAACAGGTGTTTTTGAACCTGAATTTCAAGCACTCGAAAAGGTGTTGGAAAAATATGAATATGGAACTTATTTTAATAATTTAAAAGTAATATCATTTAATTTCAACAAAGATTTTTCAGCATTAAAAAATTATACAAAAGAACATTGTTCGGGTGATTATGTATTTCATATTGACGCAGATGAGATACCAAATGAGACATTGATAAAACAACTACCAACAATATTAGAAATCAATGAAGCAGAATTAGTTTGGGTTCCAAGAATCAATATTGTAAATGGTATTACTGACTGGCATTTGAATCATTGGAAATGGAGACAAACGGAAGAGGGTTGGATAAATTTTCCTGACTATCAGGCACGAATATTTAAAAATGTAAAACATATTAAATGGATTAAACCAGTTCACGAGATAATAGATGGAGCACAAACATATGCTCACTTACCACCACACGAAGAACTAACTCTAAAGCATGAAAAAGATATCGTTAGACAAGAAGTTCAAAATAAACTATATGAGGACATAATATAATTAAAAAATTAACAGAGAATCTTAAGTCTTTGAAAAAAGTTGGTGTCATAGGTATAAAACAATCTTTCGAAGATGAGGGAGTTTTAGATAAAGATTTGGTTACAATCAGTCAATTATGTAAACTGACCGAGTTAGAGTTGAGTGTCAAGATTGGTGGTTGTGAAGCAATATCTGATATTTATAGGTGTGTAGACTTAGATGTAGATTCTATTGTCGCACCTATGATAGAGTCAACATTTGGATTACAAAAATTTACCGAATCAATAACAAATAATCTCAATGAATATAACAAGTCTAATACAAAATATTTTATTAACATAGAGAGTAGACAGGCATTTGAGAATATTAATTCAATATTAGAATCACCTTCATCTAAAACACTTAATGGTATAGTAGTAGGTCGTTCTGATTTAACAAAGTCATTTGGGTATGGTAAACAAGAAGTTATGTCAGAGCATATATGTGAAGTGGTTAGAACAATATTAGAGAAAGCTAAAAGGTTAGGATTAAAAACATATATGGGTGGAAATATAGGTAAGTCGAGTGTAGAATTCATAAAAGACTTATTTGAAAAGGATTTATTAGATTGTATTGAAACAAGAAATGTTATATTAAAACTTAATAAAGATAATGTTAATAACTTGTTTGAGACAATTAAATCTATGTTAAATTTTGAATCTGAGTGGTTAGAGTATAAACACAAACACTATTCAAAGTTTTCAAAGAGTTATTTAAACAGAAGTAAAGAAATAAAAAATAGATTAGTATGACAAGACCAGAACAATTACAAGAACTACTTCACACAAATCAGTATTTTAAAATGATTTGTGGAGCAGGTAATGAAGATACAGAAGAGGTTAGAAGACTTACTATGATTTATACATTAGCAGGTGCCAAAGGATTTGATATATCTGCGACACCCGAAGTGGTAAAGGCAGCTATGAATGGTATCGATAGGGCATATGACATTTCAAGTAAGTTTAATATTGATATCGGTATTAGACCTTACATAATGGTTAGTGTTGGAATGCCAGGTGACCATCACGTTAGAAAAGCACTAATAAATGATGACACTTGTATCAAGTGTGGTTTATGTGTTGCACCAGTTTGTCCAACGGAGGCAATAGAACCAATTCAAATCAGAGTAGAGACTGCTTTTGTTATAACTGAAAAGTGTATAGGTTGTGGTGCTTGTAGTGCGGTGTGTCCCATTGTAGAGTGTATAACATATAGTCATAATGATAAGTTGTTAGAGGAACTACTTCCACATTGTATTGAGTTAGGTGCAGAAAATATAGAACTACATGCTGCAGTTGCAGAAACTGATGTCATAATGAAAGAGTGGGAAACCGTGGTAAAATCGAATCCAAATGGACACAATAGTATGTGTTTGGATAGATTACATATTGGGAACTTTGGACTAAAAGATAGGATTGAAAAAGCATTAGATATGACTAAAGACGGATTGATGATATTACAAGCTGATGGATATCCAATGAGTGGCGGTCAAGATGATTATAATACAACATTACAAGCAGTTGCAACAGCAGATGTTGTAAATAAAAACTTTAATATGAAACTACATAAAAAGACAAAAGAATTATTATACAAAAGAAGAAGAAAGATAAATGTGGTTTTGTCAGGTGGAACAAATACATTGACTTCAGACTTAGCAGTTCAGAGTAATGTAAGATTCCAAGGAGTTGCAGTAGGGACATTTGCAAGAAACTTAGTTTATAATCACATCAAAGAGAAATATTCATATGAAGATAATAAATTCTATGATGATTATGATAATATAGAAGAAGCAGTCAAGATTGCACAAAACTTGGTAGATAGTAATATAAATAAAGGTGAAAGTTATGTCGAAAACACTCGTATTTGCAGTTGATTTTGATGGTTGTTTGGTTGAGTTTGATTTTCCAAGAATAGGCGAACAGACTGAAAAGCAAAAAGAACTGATGAAAGTTTTAAAAGAATTACAGAAAAAAGGACATAAACTAATTTTATGGACAAGTAGAGGTGAACCTGCATTACAAGAGTCAAAAGATTGGTGTAATGAACAAGGATTGAAGTTTGATTCTTTTCAAGTAAATCCATTTACAGAAAAGTTATCAGGTCCAAGTCCTAAAATAGTTGCAGACTATTATATTGATGATAAAGCATTAGAGTTTGGTAATGATGAGTCAAGAGACAGAACTCTACTTTTATTAGGGAGATTATTAGATGAATAGAAAAAAGATAACGGCGGTAGTTCCTATAAGAAAAGGTTCTCAAAGAATAATAAATAAAAACTTTAAACCATTTGCAGAAAAGAATTTATTAGAAGTTAAATTAGATACCTTAACTAAAATAGATACCATAGATGAGATTATTGTTAACACAGATTCACAAAGGGCTATGGACATAGCAGATAAGTATGGTGTTAGTAAAAAAGAAAGAGAACCATATTTTGCCAGTTCAGAGTGCACCAATAGTGAATTCTTTGAAAATATGGCAGAAACAACGGACACAGATTATTTAATTTATAGTCCTTGCACAGCACCATTGGTGAAAGAAAAAACCTATTATGATTTCATCAACAGATTTATTAATGGTATTGATAACGGATACGACAGTTTGACTACCGTAAATGTATTAAAACACCATATGTGGTTAAATGGAAAACCATTGAACTATGACCCAAAGAATTCACCAAATACACAAGATTTGCCAGACATATACAAATTAACTTATAGTATTTCTATAATTGAAAGAAATGCTATGTTAGAACATAAAAATATAGTTGGTAATTCACCACATTTTTACGAGATTGATGATGTAGAGGGTGTTGATGTTGATAACCAAATTGATTTTGATTTTGCAGAATTTCTATACAAAAGGTTGAAGAGTGAAAAATCTAACTGATTTATTTTGTAAGTATGAAGACCAAGATATATATGTAATTACAGGTGGCCCTTCATTAAACTATATTGACAAGAGTTTCTTTGAGGGCAAAGTTGTAATAGGTGTCAATGATATATTCAGATACTTTAGATGTGATTATGTTGTTGTAAAAGATTGTATGGAAGAACCAAGATTTACAAGACTGACAGAAGAACTAAAAGAAAAGGACATACCTTTAATTTATAGTGAGTATCATAAGGGACACAGGTCAGAGGGACTAAATGAAATAGATAATCCAAATTCTTATATGTTTAAACATAATCCAAGAGAAGAAGGAAGAGACTTCATTGATGAGATATCTGAATTAGAAGGTGATGAAATATTAGTTTCAAGGTCAACAATAACAAGTGCAATACATTTGGCTGCATATATGGGTGCAAAGAATATTATTTTATGTGGACACGATGGTGGTGAAATAGATGGTGAACAATATTATAAGGGTTATGTTAAAGAAGATTGGAAGTCAGCTAGTAATTGGAGTGGATTGAAAGATTTTTTAGTAAAAGCAGAACAAGAGACAATGATTTTAAAAGAGGTATTGAAGAATCAAGGTATAGTCGTATGTTCTTTAAATCCATTTATCAATTTAAGATTAGAGGGTAATAAATTTGATACATACACAATATCGGAGTATAAAGTATGAATATATTGGCAATAGGTTCACATCACGATGATGTAGAGTTTGGTTGTTTTGGAACACTAAGTAAACACAAAGAAAATGGAGACAATGTATATGTGGTTGTTATGTCTAATGGTTTGTTAAAACATACCGTGACCAATAAAATAATTAGAGAGGTAGAAACTACCACTAATGAAACAAAGTGTGCTATGAAAGTATTGGGGGTTGATTGGTTTCAATTGAATTTCCAAGATACTGAAGTTCCTTTTAATGTTGAGTCCATATCTAAAATAGAGAGATTAATTGATAAACTATCTATTGATACGGTTTACACTCATTGGGCAGGTGATACTCATCAAGACCACATCAATACTTTGAAGTCAACTTTATCTGCTTGTCGAGGTGTAGATAATGTATTGTGTTATGAACAAGTTCCATTACCAAGAGTTACGAATGTTTATCCAGTTGCAAACTACTATGTAGATATTACGGGCAAACATTTTGATAAAAAAATAGAAGCATCTAAATGTCATAAGTCTCAAATTAAAAAATATGATGATGTAGGTTATGATGTAATTGATGGATTAGAAGTTATGGCAAGATATCGTGGTAATCAATGTGGTGTTAAACACGCTGAAGCATTTGATGTTTTGAAAATGAAATGGTAATAGGAATACATCAACCAGAACACTTTCCATATTTGGGCTTTTTTCAAAAAATGTCTAAGTGTGATATATTTGTAATATTGGATAATGTAAAGTTCAAAAAGAATAATTTTCAGAATCGTAATAAATTTTTGAATCATAGAGGGGAAGAGGAGTGGTTTACCGTGCCAGTTGGTAAAAAGTCAAATAGTATGTTGATAAATGAAATTAAAGTTCAAGATGGTGTATGGAGAAAAAAGATTAAAAAACAATTATCACAGAGATTTCCTATGATTGATATTGAGCATGTATATGACCACGATACCTTAGTTAAAATTAATATGAGTAGTATTGGGTATTGTGCACTTAAATTAGGGATGAGTCCACCAACACTAATATATAGTTCAGATTTAGGTGTAGAGGGAACTAAAACTGAACTACTATATAATATATGTAAAGAATTAAAAGGAACAAAGTATATTAGTGGTCAAGGTGGAATAGATTATTTAGATACTGACAACTATTTTAAAGATATAGAATTAGAGATATTTAAACCAGAAGTAAAAGATTACTTCACAACACTACAACACATATGATATTATACATACAAACACCAGCAACACCAAGAAGTGATTTACACGATAAATGCATTAGACTTATGATGAAAGAGTTAGACAACTTAGATAGGTTTACACAAATTCGTTGGTTCGTAAATATAGATGTGATAGAAGGAAAAGCAGGAAATCATAAGTGGGAAGATTACAAAAATACTGAAGAAAACTTTTATGATATTTTAAAAGAACTTAATAAAACAGAAATGTTTGTCAATGTATCTAATGAACCTTGTTTTTATCTGGCATTTAGAACTTTATTCAAAGGAGTAAGAAACGATATCATATCACAACAACTTAGTCAAGACAATTATTGTGTTATGTGGTTGGAAGATGATTGGGAATTCACAGATTTAGATATGTTCAAAGATAAATTAAATGAATTTTTAGACAACGATATTTATCAAGTATTAACCTTAAATGGAGCAGATGGAATACCTTCGACAGAACATAAAGGTAAACTTAATATGGGAGGAAATCCTGATATAATAAGAGGAGAAGTTTTTGAAATGTTTGATGACTTGGATTGGGATAAAGGAAACAAGAGAGACCCTGAGTTCATTAGAAAAGAAGAAGTATTTTTTAAAAACATTTGGGAAGACCCATATCCAAATATGTCAGTTTCATCAAATCAGAAACTGAAAAGGGCGAATGAATCACAAGACGAGGTTGCTTATGGTTTAAACTATAAAGTGTTAACTTCTAATTGTGTTGATGGTGTTATTGGTGATGTTTGGAGAGAACGATTAAGAATACAAAAAAGTTGGGATTATAGTGAAAAAAGTGGTATTCTTGAAGATGAAAGTTATACTTATAAAAAAGGAGAATAATGGTTATGAAAAAGAATATATTAGTAACAGGTGGAGCAGGTTTTATCGGAACAAACCTAATCAAAAGGTTATTAAAAGACGGACACAATGTCGTAAGTCTTGATAACTATTCAACAGGTAAAAAAGAAAATGAACAAGAGGGTTGTGTATATCACGATGTAGATATCAGAGACGCAGTTGACTTTGACTTCTTTATGGAAAATCCAGATATCATTTATCATCTGGCAGCACTTCCAAGAATTCAACCATCATTTGAGTTTCCGGCATTGACTATGGAAATCGGTATGTTGGGAACTATGAATATATTAGAGTGGGCAAGAAACAAAGATTACAAACCTATGGTAATCTACGCTGGTTCATCATCAGTTCATAGTGGACATTATGAAAACCCTTACACTTTTTCAAAAGTAATGGGTGATGAACTTTGTATGGCATATAAAGAAATGTTTGGAGTTAATACCAAGATTTGTAGATTTTATAATGTATATGGCCCACATCAATTAACTGAGGGTGAGTATTGTACGGTAATTGGTATATTTGAAAGACAATATCAAGAGGGTGTAGAATTAACAATCACGGGTGATGGAACACAAAGACGAGATTTTACACACGTCAATGATATCGTTGATGGATTGATATTGACATCTGAATCAGAAAGTTTTGAATTAGACTATGTCGAACTTGGTAGAGGACACAATCACTCAATCAATGAGTTAGCAGAAATGTTTGGTTGTGGATACACATATATACCTAAAAGACCAGGTGAAGCAGAAGTAACACTTTGTGATATATCACTTGCTAAAAAAGACATTGGATATGAACCAAAGGTAAATTTAGAAGACTATGTTAAGGAAGTTATAAAATGAAAAATGTAGTATTTATGACAGCGATGGTTGATGCGCCAGATACATTGGAGTATACCGAGTGGTGTTATAAAACTTGGGAGTATTGGTGTAAAAAAAATGATGTAGAGTTGTTTATCTTGGAAGACGAACTACAACCAAAGAAAAGTTCTAAAACAGAGATGGGTATGAAACCAACTTGGCAGAGATGGCATGTCCACGAAGTATTAGAAGCCAATAACATTGAATATGACCAAGTGGCATTAGTTGATGTTGATACTATGGTTCATTGGAATTGTCCAAACTTTTTCAATCAGACTAATGGTCAATTTAGTGCAGTCAGAGATATTATCAATATTGGTTGGATACAACAAAGTATAGACGGATATCAAGATATGTTTCCAAATTTATTAGATTGGCCAGACTACTTTAATTGTGGATTCATTGTAATGAGTAAAAAGCATAAAGAGTGGTGTAAATCAGTAACAGACTTTTATTACGAAAATGCAGATGAATTGAGAAGAAGACAACACGAGACGGTGAAGAAAGGTTCAGACCAAACACCAATCAACTATATGATAAGAAAAAGTGAACATAAAGTTAATTTACTCAATGAGAAATTTAATCATTCACATTTACATTTAAGGGGTGTATTACAAGATGACTTATTATGGAAAACAGGTTGGGTCTGGCATTTTAATGGATTTGAGAAATCACAAAGAACTAATGTTATGAAACAAATATGGGAAAGAATAGGAAGTAATTATGGTCTTAACCAATAAGTATGTTATAGGAACTCACGTGATGTGGTTTGAAATTGAGATGTATGAGGACTTTATTAAAGGTCTTGTAAATCTACTTGATACAAATATAGAAAATAAAAAAAATGTAACAATAGATTTGTGTTTTAATTTATTACAGCATTTTGAAAAAATTGATGAAGATATAGTAGATGAAGAATATTTAATGGTTCAATTTTTTAATGGTGTTCGTAAGATAGAAGATTTGGGTTTTGAAGTGATAACAAATGTAGTGAAAGGGGATGAGTTCTATTTTCACGCAGATTACAGAAGAGATTTGAATTACAATTATTGTAAGAAAGTGGACTATGTAATGTGGGGTGAAACAGATAGTTTCTTTCCTAAAGAAGCATTTTGGGGATTGGAGACATTATCAAAATATACTGAACAACAAAATATTCATAGATACATAGCATGTTTCGGTGATAGAAAAATGTGGGATAGTAGTTGGGACGCCACAGTTCATAATGATTATGTTGATGTAGAATTTGTTGATGATGACAAACAACACTTAAATCTAAACCAAGCAAAATCACCATTACCTATTGAAACTATGAATAAAATAAATGAAAAAGTAGAAGAATTTGATATAGGAATGATTCAATATCCAAAATTAGATGGTAGTTGTTTAGTAATATCATCAGACTTAATAAAGTTTGGTGTTAATATACCACCTTGTATGATTTATAATGATGACCACGGATTATCAATAATGTCAGAAAAACTATTAGGTAAAGAATATAAACAATTTGTATTTAAAAACTTATTAAAAGTCCACGCCAGAAGACATCCTAACAAAAGATTATATGTAATGGAGGAAGATAATCCAAATGCATTTGGAGATAAAAAGAATGAAAAGTTCAATACATTCAAAAACTTATCGGATAGAAATATACAGACTTTGATTAGTTCATCAAATGATAAGTTTTTTGAGTATAAAGATTTTAAAAAAATGACGGAGAAGAAATGAAAAGAGCATTAATTACAGGTATTACAGGTATGGACGGAAGTCATATGGCAGATTTCTTATTGGAAAAGGGATATAAAGTATTCGGTATGGAAAGACGCTCATCAACACCAAGACGAGATAATACCTACCACTTAGAAAATAATGAAAACTTTGAGTTTGTAAATGGAGACTTGACAGACCAAAATTCAATATTTAGAGTATTGAGGGAAACCAAGCCAGACGAGGTATACAATTTAGGTTCTCAATCTTTCGTAGGAGAGAGTTGGAACACACCAGAACAAACTGGTGATGTCACGGGTTTAGGAGCATTACGAGTATTAGAAGCAATAAGAGAGTATGGAGAGGGAATAAAGTTTTATCAAGCATCCACATCAGAAATGTTTGGTAAA